ACTGCTGACTCCAACGATTTCTATGCAGACAACGTTCTTGCTGAAACAGCAAGCGGACAGTTCAGCGGTGGCACACTGACCATGAATGTCGATGGTCTGAAGGATGCTGCGAGAAAGCTGATCATGGGTCTGCCGACAGCGACAGAAGTCACAGTCGGTTCTGAGACCGTTGATGTTTATGACTATGACAACAGACAGGTCATCCCGTATGTCGGTGTTGGCTTTGTTGTCAGATACATGGAAGACGGTGTGACTTCCTATATGCCGGTTGTACTTCCCAAGGTACAGTTCGCAGTTGAAGGACTGGAAGCTGCTACCCAGGAGGAAGAAATCGACTGGCAGACACAGGAACTCACAGCATCTATCATGCGTGACGATACCACAGAGCAGAAGTGGAGAAGAGTTGCAGCCGCTCAGACAACTGAAGCAAAGGCTGTCGCTGTCATCGAAGCACTGCTGGCTTAAGACGATGAAGGGGAAGGAGAAATCTTTCCCCTTATTTTTTGAATGAGAGAGGGGCAAACACATGCTTGTACATGGAAGAGAAGTTAAATTTTTGAGAACTGTTTGGGCGGTCAACGAGATTGCGAAGATTTGCCCAATGAAGAATATCGGAAGATTCAACGAGATTCTGAAATCCGAATCGACAATCGAAGTCAATGAGACATGGGCTACGTTCATTTGTTCTTTGAATAAAGGCTATGAGATGGCTCAACAGTATGTGGACAAGGACTATGTTTCCAATCCGCTCACGGAAGAAGAACTGGTCACTCTTACCGAAGAGGAATTCAGTGTATTGCTTACCGAAGCTATGCAGGCATGGTTCGGTGACAAAGTGACTGTCGAAGCGGAAGAACCCAAAAAAAAAGACGAGACAAGCGAAACATCCGACTAAATCTTAGTTGGTTCATATATTACGGTCGCAAGCTGGGCATGACAAAACAGGAGGTGCTTGTCACTCCTTACAGCGAAATGCTCGATATGCTTGCATGTCAAATGATAGACAACGGAGCGAAGCAGAAACAAGAAAAACTCACTATGGAGCAGATTCTGTTTGAACTCAACTGAAAGGAGAAGTCATGGTATCAATCGGACCGAAAATCCAAATTACAGGCGAAGATTCGTACAGACTTGCTCTGCGAAGAATTATTCAAGAAACAAAGTCACTCAATTCCGAAATGGATTTGATGGTGGCGAAATTTGATAAAAATGCTTCTGCACTGGACAAGACAACCCGGATGCATGAGGTGTATGGCAAGCAGATTGAATCAAGCAGTAAACAGCTTGACAAGATCCGGGAAGGATTGGACAAGGCAAATCAGAAATTCAACGAAGCAAACACAGCCTACGATAAGCAGCAGAAGACCCTGTCACAACTGTACAATGAGCAGAAGCGAATCGTATCAACGATGGAAAGCCTTGAAAAGGCTGGAAGTAAAGGGTCTGCAACGTGGAACGGTCTGAACCAACAGCTTACCGAAAACAAGCAAGCAATTGCTGATGCTGAGACCGCACTCGCCAAGGCTAACGATGAAGTCAACCGCTCCGGTAGAGTGCTTGCTGACTGGCAGACATCCGCAAATAATGCTGAAGCTGAACTTGAAGAACTCAAAAAGGGATTCAGTGATACTTCACTCACGAAAGCGTGGGGTCAGCAGTTTATCGATGTCGGTGAACAGATGTCTGACTTCGGAGATAAACTCACCAAATATGTCACCTTACCGCTTGCCGGTTTAGGCACTGCAGCCGTTACTGCAGCCGCTCAGTTTGAGGATGGCATGGCAAAGATTTACACCATCGCAGTCGATTCAAATGAACCGATGGAGAAGATGCGTGATGATCTCGTTCAGTTATCCAATGATACTGGATTCTCACTGGATGACCTGTCAGAAGCAACATATCAAGCGGTATCGGCATCTGTTGATGCTGGCAAGGCTGTTGAATTCATGGGCGATGCCACAAAGCTGGCGAGGGCTGGTTTCACCACCACAACGAAGGCTGTTGACTTGCTGACAACCGTCATCAATGCCTATGGCTACGAAGTGGAAGATGCTACATGGATTAGTGACATGTTGCTGAAAACTCAGAACGATGGCAAGACCATTTTGGACGAATTAGCGAGCAGTATGGGCATTATCATCCCTATGGCATCGAACTATGGTGTTGGCTTGGATCAGATTTCCGCAGCCTATGCAGCGATGACCAAACAGGGTGTTAAGACCGAACGTGCTACAACATTCCTCAGAGCGGTGTTCACTGAACTGGAAAAGGAATCATCCGGTGTCGCCAAAATTCTTGAAGAGAAAACGGGAAAGTCCTTTGCTCAGTTAATGAATGACGGCAATGATCTTTCTGATGTTTTGAGAATTCTCTACGATGCGGTAGACGGTGACACAGAAGCGTTCCAGAGATTGTTTGGAAACGTTCGTGCCACACAGGCGGTCGCTTCACTGGTCGCTAAGGGTACTGGTGAGTTTTCTGAAGCATTCGGCATGCTTGACTACGAATTAGAGAGAGTTCAAGATTCTGCCGGTCAGACAAACAAAGCCTTAGAGCAGATGGAGACACCTTCACTCAAAGCGAAGAGGGCTGTCAATCAGCTTAAGAATGCCGGTGTTGATCTTGGCGAGTCCATGATTCAGATGGCACTGCCAACGTTTGAAAAAATGACTGACGGTGTACGGAAGGCAACAGATTCATTCATGGGTCTGAGCGATGAGACAAAGGAAATGCTCATCAAGACAGGTCTGCTCGTTGCCGGTATCGGTCCAGCCATCAAAGTGTTCGGAACATTGGTTGGCTTTGTTGGAAAGCTGATGATGGGTGCAGTACCGCTTTTGAATATTATCGGTGCATTAACCGGGGTATATATCGGTGTAGCTGCGGCTGCGCAAGCGATGACCGAAGCACACAACAATGAAATCAAAGCACAGTTTGCTTTATCTGAAGAAACCCGGAACACCATCACGGCACAACAGGAACTGGTACAGGGAAGACAGGATCTTATCGCATCTGTTGAAGCTGAGAAGGCTGCGACAGAAGAACAGATTACCACTGCACAGGGATTAATCGAACAGTACAACGCTCTCATTGATGAGAACGGAAAGATTAAAGAAGGCAGTGAAGGACTTGCCGAAACAATCCTCAATCAGCTTGCATCTGCGCTCGGTCTTGAATATGACCAAGTGGTCGGACTGATTGAAGAAAACGGCAAATTCGGCACAAGCATTGACGAGACCATCGAGAAAATCAGACAACGTGCTGAGATGGCTGCGTATGAAGAACTGTATACCGATGCGGTCAAACGTAAGACGGAAGCTGAAGCACTCCTTGAGAAACAGGAAGGCTACCTTGTTGAAGCGGTAGACAAGAGCACACAGGCACACAAAGATGCACAGGCAGCCTATGACGAGATGGTCAAGGCACAGCAGAATGGCAGTTCCGAACTTGGCTATTATGAGCAGAAGTGGAGAGATGCCGTACAGGCAGAATCCGAAGCGAAAGCATCTGCATCTGAACTGAGAGCATCTGTCGATGAGACAAGAGGACTTATCAGCGACACTTCCGCAGATGTCAAAACATACGGAGATAAGATTTCACAGACTGCTTCTGATACGGCAGACAAATCGGAAGATGCCGGTGATCAGATACAGAAATCAGCGAAGGAAACTGCCGATGCAGTTGAAGCGAACGCTGAAAGAGCAGCGGACGCAGCCAGTGATGCAGCGGATGATACGAAGTCAGAACTTGATTCAGCCAGCAGTTCTTCTTATACATCCGGTGAGATGGTCATGCGTGGTTTTGCCAATGGTATGGATGCGTTTGCTTACCTTGCAGCTAGGGCTGCAGCGAGAGCCGGTGGGGCAGCCGCTCGGTCACTGAACAATTCGCTTTCCGTAGCATCACCTTCAAAACTCACTTATGAGACTGGTGAATTCTTCGTAAAGGGCTTTGCGAATGCGATCAAGGCTGGCATCCCGGAACTTCAGAATATGGCAGAGACCCTCGGCTTATCCGCAAGCCATGGTCTGAGCCTTGGCTCATATTTACCGGAGACAGGCAATGTCTATAACACAAAG